AAAAAGACCCGAAGGTCTTTTAAACAAACAAATAACAAACATTATGAAAAGAGGGTGGTTGGATTCCTGTATACCAACAAGAGGCGGGCATTTCTACAGTTTAGAAAAACACCTCTGCCTGAGACCCGACTGGTAAGTCGATTCTATCCGAAGATAGCAGCACCACCTGTGTCCCATCACCTTAACCAGCTAGATGCCAGTAAGTTTATTCAGTCACACCCGACGTAAGCGTCCTTACAAAATATATTATAGCATAAAAAAAGAGGGTGTCAACACCCTCTTTAAAAAATATGTAATCCGAATTACATGATGTTTGTAACTTGAACTCTTCTGTAGTACTTGTTAGCGTTAGCTGTAAGTGCACCAGATCCTTGAGTAAGTCCACCTGAGAATGGGTTAGAGACCATACCGTAACGAGTCTTAAACCCGATTTTTGGTTGGAATGTGTTAGGGTTGATTGCTCTAACTTGCTGTAATGGAACGTATGGGCAGTAGAATAAACCTGCGTCATAAGGAGAAGTTCCTTTGTAACCTGCAACATAGAAGTGCTTATCAGCAACGTTTGCAGAGTAAGGATCAACGTAAACCTTAATCTTACCGTTTAATGTTCCAACAAGAGTTGAGGAAGTATCGTCAACGTTTGTCAAAGCATTGTTACCATTAAGAGCAGGAGAGTAATCTAGAACGCCTGCCATGCCGAGAGCAGATGCAACGTCTGCAGAGCAGATTAAGATGTTGCCCTTTCCGCGACGAGTTTGCTGACCGATAGCGTTAGCATCTCTTTCAATCTGGAATAGAAGTCCTTTGAATTTCTCAACAGACCATCTTCCATTTGAGTCAACATCAAGGTCGAAGATACCTGCAGTAGCAGTGTTGTTTTGAGCACCTTTAACAGCGTTAGTGTAGATAGTTCTAACAACTTCCCTGTTGATTTCAGCAAGGATTTCAGTTGAAAGAATATTTGCTAACTCTTGCTCGGCATCAAGACCATGAATTGCTTTCAAGTCTTGAGCTAGCTCGATGCTGTACTCTGCCTTTAACGCACGAGATCTAGCAGTAACAGTTACCTTCTCGATGCTGAATCCCATTTCACGGAATGCAGTTGAAGAAGAACTATCGTCTAGTGCTTCAGCAGTTGCTGTTGTCATACCAGTAGCATCATCTGCTTGCTCGTAAGTACCTGCTGGTGAATCGTTGAGCAGTGCAGGGTTGTTACCTTGTGCGTCGTTGGTTGCATCAGTTGCACCAGGATCGTATGCACCAGGACCTCCAGAGAAACCTGCGTTTGGCTCATCGAAGAATGCTTCGTCGTAACCAGATGCGTTTGGATCTCTTTCGCTACCATAGTTAGTTCTCATTGCGAAGATAAGTCCAGTAGGACCAGTCATTGGCTGAACGCCAGCGATATCATATGCAATAAGTTGTGGCATTGATCTTCTGATCAATGAAATTAGAACTGGGTCGAAACCTGCAACAGGACCTGTAGCGGTGCTGCTACCTGTGTAACCAGTTGTTTGAAGAGTTTCAGTAAGAATCTGACCTTCTTCTGCTTGTGCTTTTTCTTGGTTCTCTAAAAGTTGTGCGACTACGCCTCTCTTATGAGCATCTTCGATATTTGGAAGTGCTTCGTGATCAAGAACGGGTGCCCACTTCTCTTGGAGTTGCTTAATGTTAGCCATTTAAGTTTCCTTTAAGTAGTAGTTAATTTAACAAATTATTTGGACCAACGAGCGATTGCATCTACATACTTCGACATAGATCCGCTAGTTGTTTCTTCCACAAGGGGTTCAGAACTTTCCTCGGTGGGTTCGGTCTTTGCTTCTGCAACGACTTCAGCCTTTTTAGTAAAGTATGATTCCTTGATGGTTTCGACTTTCTTGCGATAGTCTTCCTCAGTTTCAAACTCAACACCCTCTGCTAACTTGGATAGCTTCTCCTTTTGGGTTTCAGCAAGTCCAGTAGCAATTTCGTTCACGATTTCCATTTTAACAAACTCACCAATTCTCTTATTTAAAGATACGTTAGTGTCGATTTGCTCGTTGAGTTTAGCCTCCATATCATCTAACTCACCTGCCATACCATCTAGCAGGTTGTATTTCTCTTCTGGAACGTTGAAGTTGTGCTCCAAGAAAAGATCCTTGAGTCCGTTAAAGAATGACTCTGCCATCTCAGTCTTGATACCGTGCTCGATCTGGAGTGCATTTTCCTTCATCCAGTTCTCTGCAGCATAAGATAGATAGTCATCTACTTTTTCAGACAATTCTGTTTTGATCTTCTCGACTTCTTCAGTCAGAGTAGATTCAAATGCTTCTTGCAACGCTTTAGTTTCATCATTGACGCGAGCAGTTACTGCTGCTTCAAAGATGGTTGCTGCTTTCACTCGGAATTCTTCTGAGAGTTCCTCACCAGCGACAAGAGCGTCAACATCTTGACTAAAGTCGTACTTGGTTTCAGTGATTTCTTCTTCTGCTTCTGATTCATTTTCCTCCATCTTTGCGGATGCTGAACTTGGCTTAGTGGATAAAGACTTAGAACCTTCGTGCTTCACTGCATTAGATGCAGATTTACCAGCGTTCTTAGTGCCTTTAGCACCTTCCATTGAATCTGAAGTAACATCGATAACCTTAGAAATTTCAGAACCAGATGTATCAATAGGATCACCAGGTTTTGCATTCTTGGTTACGGGGTTAGAGCCTTCGGTCACTTTTTCCATGTTATCTAACTCTTTAGTAGAGGTCTCAGACATTGTATTCTCCGTTGTGCATTAGCGTTGTCTATGTTTATTTATAAATCACAAACTCTTAAGAAACTTCTCAAACGCGGAAATCTTGCGTTCTTGTAAATTTATGAGTGTAGCGTGATCAATTTCTGTTTTTATTTCGGCTACAGCTGCCTCTTTTAGGATTCCATTATCCCAAACCCACTCTTTTCCTTCCATGATTCCATTAACAAAAGCATCAGGTGCAGAAGGATCAGCGACGATATCAGCAGCAGTTGCTAACATGAAGTCGTCCATAACAACGTTACAGTTCTCTTCCTTGCGGATTGAACCCATGCCTCTAGATGAAACACCTAGTTTGACACCCTCACTTAAGAGGTCTTTTGCAATCTTACCCATAGGAGTGTCAAGTAACTTTGCCTTACCGATAAAGTTATTTCCGTCTTCCTTAAGAGAAAGAATTTTGTGAGAAACACGATCAAGGTTAATTGAAGGACCGTCAGGATGACCTAACTCTCCTAGTGCTCTTCCTTTCTGAATGTAATTCTCATCGTATTTAGCAACTTCTCTTGCTAAAGTTTTTTGAGGATACATTCTGTTGTTGCGGTTTTTAATTTCCGACTGCAGAAAGATACCTTCGATAAAGTAATTCTTCTTGCCATCTTTCTCTTCAGTGAGAAAGTCAACAGTTGTAATTTCTTCAGCTATCAGTCTCATCGTTTGGTTCCTCGGTTGGTTCTACAGAAGATGGTGTTGCGTCAGCAACTGGTTCTTCTTTCTCTGCTTCTGGTGGATCTTCTGGTTTACGACCATCAACTTCTACAGTTTCTGGTGCTTCAGTACCATCAGGTAGATTATCTGCGATTTCATCAGCAGCATCTTGAGCAGTATCATCTAGTTCAAAACCCATTGATTTTGCAAACTCAACCTTTCTTGCTTGAATTGCATCATAAGATGCAGCAGCAAGAGCATCATTTACGGAGTCGATTGCTTTAGACTTTTCATCTCCGAAAATTTGATCTACTATTTTTTGTGCAATTTCGCTTGGCATAGTAATAACTCACTAATAATATTTAGTATTTAGAATTCTCCCCGCTTCGCATCCGCAGGTTCAACCTGTGGTGCTTCTTGTGGTTGTCCTTCTACTCCCCCTTGTGGGGCTGCATTAGGATCCATAGAGGGATCCATTTCTGCTGAAGGATCAGGTATAACACCTGATTGCATTTCAGAGTCGATTTGTTTGTCAATTTCCTTTTGCTCCTGTGCGGTTTGCTTGAGAACTTGTGTTCGTATATACTCAACTGAGAAGTATTTACCAACATAAGGATCCATTACGTTAACTTGATTCATTCTTTCGTTACGAATTTCAATCTCTTTTAATTCAGTAAAGTAATTATCAGCGATGAAATCGAACTGAATGTGTTCTTTCATCTCATCCCATTCTTCAAGAGACATAACTCCTTTTAGAATAAGTTGAGTTTTTAAAAGATCCATGAATAATTCACTGAATCTCTTACGGAGACGTGCAATGAATTTCTGGAACTTAACTTCATCTCTAGTAATTTCAGCAGCACGACCTATATTAAAGGTAGTTTCTGTTTCCAATCTAGATGATGGAACGTTAAGTGCTTTATAAAGTTTCTTTTGGAAGTATTTTACATCTTCTAATTCACCTAAGTTTTGTCCACCTGGTAAAGTAGAAATTTCTGTACCTCTTCCACCTTCACGTCTAGGTAACCAGAAGTCTTCCAACATAGACATGAACTTTTTGTCATCTTTAATCTCACCAGTGTTTGCATCATACACCAATTTATTACGATACCTTCCCATAACTTCACGGAGATATTGTTCCGCTTTGTTCTTAGGAAGGTTACCTACATCGATGTAGAAGATTCTTCTTTCTGGTGCTCTTGATAATCTGTAAATAACAAGACTATCTTCAATCATTCGTAGTTGATTAACTGCTTTGATTGCTTTATGAAGATGAGATAAAGTCATGTTCTTATTGAGATCCTGTATACCAGAATGACAATAAGTGATTGAATCAGATGCAATCTTCATGCCCTGATTAGTTGAATTCTTTAACCCTTTCGGATTGTATAAGAAATATTCTGCACTCTTTTGAGTGAGTTGAGTATTTAGATCAACACCACGAAGTTGTTCGGGACGTTTCTGTTCATACTCAGTTACCTTGCGGATCTTACGAGGATCAATGTATCTTAATT